CTCAAGGGCAGGACGCTCATCGGCGGGACAGGGGATGATATCAACTTTGAGCCGGATGTGAGCTTGACGTGGTACTTCAACGAAACCATTGATATAACGTCGCAGCCAGACAACTTCTGGGGGTATAGTAGCGGGATTGCTGTCAGCTTTGTGTCTGGCTATTATGGCTTTACCTACGACCATCTTATCCGAGACTACGACGACACTTACGGTGTAAGAACTTTAATCTACTATAGAAAGATTACCGAGACCAGGGAACTCGCCTACCGAAACGGCTGGCGGGGGGAGGTATACCGCACCATTACTTTCGACGAAGCCCCCTCGGGCGATCTTCTGGCGTGGCTGCAAGAGAACGCCACGCCGCAATAGAAAGGAGCACACATGAGTATCCACATCAAAGTCAACAACACGGAATACCCCGCTACGGTCAACGGCAACCGTACTGACCGCTCGTGGGACGGACGTGACACCAAAACCATCTACCTCACCATGTCCCACGACGCCGTGGCGGCACTGCTGCCCGACAATACGCCGTGGAGCATCGTGCAGCGCGATATGGTGGACGTGCTGGACGAGCAGGGGAAGCCCACGGGCGAGACCAAGGAAGTCGTCAATGAGTACGACAACAGCGAGTACAGTCTTGCGGGCGACATCACCGACCACCGCGACGGCACGGTATCCATTAAGATGGGCAAGCCCACGGAAACGGAAAGCGCCAAAGCGACCGTTACCGCCCTTGCGGGTGGGCCGGTCACGTATGCCCGCGCGGTGAAACTGCGCCCCATTATCGAGCAGGCAGCGGTCAGCCTGAGCGACGGCGAGGCGGCGAGCGTGCCGGAACTCATCACGGCATGGGCGTACCCCGTGGCTTGCGCTAAGGGCGACCGCAGGAGCTACGGCGGCAAGGTGTACAAGTGCCGTTTGGGTCATACCTCGCAAGCCGACTATACGCCGGACAAGACGCCCAATCTCTGGACGATCATCAACGTCGACCACGCAGGCACGCAGGCAGACCCCATCCCCGCAGCGCGCGGCATGGAATACGAGTACGGCAAGTATTACCTCGACGGCGAGGACGGCAAGACGTACAAGTGCGAGCGTATCGGCGAGGCCGCGGGCGGCAAGATCGTCTTGCAGTATTTGCCGCATGAGCTGGCGGGGCAGTATTTCACGGAGGTCTAATGTATGAAAATGCTGAAAGCTATCCGTGACGCGGATGCGCTGCGGCCTAACAAATTGAGCACGCCGCGCAAGGCGGAAATCCTCATGGGGCTTGAGCACCGAATTGCCGAAATGATGGGGGTGGAAGCCCCCACCCTCAAGGTGAGCGTGGAGGATGACACCGCGAGTGTCGAAGACATGGAATTGCTGCTGGCGGACGGCCACAACGAGTGTTACCACCTGTATTTGGCAGCGCAGCTCGACGCTTACAATCAGGACAGCGCGCTCTATGCCAACGACCACGCCATTGCCAACGAGGCGGTGGCCGATGCTATGGCATGGTGGCGCAGGACCAACCGGAAAGAAAGCCGGGGCAACTGGAAGGTGTGATGACAAGTGCCGACGACATTTCAGCTGGTGGAGACGACCTTCCCGAACGGCGAAGGCAAAGACACGCAGGAGCAGATCAACGGGGTCTACGACTACCTTTTCGTGCTTCTGGAACAGCTTCGGTATACGCTTTTCAATCTGGACGGGAGCAACATCAATCAGAATGCACTGAGCGAGTTTATCAAGAATATTTCCGAGCCGATCTACGCCAAGATCGAAGATACGGACAAGAACGTAAATGAAATTTCCATTACAGCGAAAGGATTAGATGCTCGACTTAGCGATGCTGAGGGGGACATCACGCAGCTTGACACAACGGCAAAGGGCTTGCAGGCGAGCATTTCGAACCTCGACGGCGCGATCACAAACATCAAGGCCGACGTGAACGGCATCCGCGCGACGGTAAGCACCAAGATCGACGCGACGCAGGCACAGAGCATTTTCGACCAGAGCGCGACCGGCTTCACGCTGGGCGCGACGAGCGGCGAGAACGGCACGATCTTCAAACTCAACTACAACGGCGTGCAGGTGGCGAGCACGGGGACTGTCGATCTGCACGTCAAGGCAGTCAACATCGACGGCACTCTGACGGCGGGCGCGCTGCGCGGCGGGAGCGTAAGCCTGCTGGCCGGAGATACCCCTGTCGGCAGCATGGATCTTGCCTACACGGGCACGGGGCAGGTCGGCGTCGGTCTGACGGCGACCTATGGCGGCATGAAGATGCACGCAGCGGGAAATATCTTTCTTGAATCCAAGCTGGGGCCGTTTGCATTGATCGGAAAAGACGATGCCAGCGACTACCCTGTCGTCTCGCTCGGCGGCGGCTATCTGGTGCTGAGCGGCAACTACACGTTCGGCGCTTCGCCGCCGAGCAACGCGCCGTATGGCACGGTGTTTTTCATCGAGGAGTAAGGCATGGCGAGCTTTTATTGTACGCTATCACCGGTCGACGGAGACGGGACGCAGCTCAGCGTGTACGCCAAGTTTACGGGCGGCTCGGATGATTACACCTTTAAGCGGCTCATCGACGTGCGCATCACCGGCGTCGGAACATTTGAGTTCAATTCCACGGCAGTCGGCGGCGGGGAGAGCACATTCGTCGGCACGATCACGGGGCTATCGCCGGGGACGACATACGAGTGGGTGTGCAACCTCTATTATTGGGGCGGTGACTGGATCGTATCGGATTACTCCGACGAGGGTACCGCCACAACGTACAGCGGCGGCGGTGGCGGCGGCGGAAGCAGCGCGAAGGCGGTTATCAATGTCGGGACGTATGCCTATCCGAACTGGAAGAGATACCGCGCGATCGTCAACATCGGGACGTATTCCAACACAAATTGGCTATCGGTTCGACCGGTCAACAATTACGGGAGCTATTCGCAACCCGATTGGAGGTAAAGAGCATGAATGAAAAGATCAAGCAGGAAGCGGCGCACGCGATGCGCCTGATCGGCATTTTGAACGTCAACGGCGACGCGGTGGACGTGGTGGCGGCGGTGCGGCAGTCGCTTCGCAATATCGCAATGATCTGCGACGGCACGGAAGCGCCAGAGAAGAAAGAAAGCGAGGGCCCGGATGAGACTGCCTGAGATCACGGCATATACGAACCGGCGCGTGCAGCAAGAGAAATTCGGAGGCATCAACCACACGTTCGGTGCGGCGGGCGGCGAGCTCTACGACATGAAGAACCTGTCGGCGCGATACTTCCCGCTTCTTTCCCCCCGTGCGAGGCGCTATACCGTCCGCAAGGATATGGGGACTGCAAACGGCATTTTCAGTGCAGGAAAGCTCTACGAGGTATACGGAACGAAGCTCTACGTCAACGGCGAGGAGAAGTTGACGGTCGCAGACAGCGAAAAGACTTTCTGTGCACTGGGCGAGCGCGTGCTCATCTTCCCCGACAAGATCGTGTGTGAAAAGGACGGCACGATCAAGCCGATGGAGGCGAGCTACGCCGCGGCGGGGCTGAAATTCGGGAATGGCACGTATGCTGACGAAAAGGCGGCGGCAAACAGCATCACGACGACCGGCGCGGCGTTCCCGTTCAACGTGGGCGACGCCGTGACGATCTCGGGCTGCACAAAGGAGACCTACAACAACCGCACACCCATCATCCGGGAGATCAGCGAGGACAAAAAGACGCTGCGCTTTTATGAAAACACCTTCCGCCTGCCCGACGGGCAGGAAAGCATCACGGAGCCTGGAACAGTCACGCTCAATCGCAGCGTGCCCGACATGGATTTTGTCTGCACGAACGAGAACCGCGTGTGGGGATGCAAGGGCGACAGCATCTTTGCTTCAAAGCTCGGCGACCCGTACAACTGGAACGTGTTTGACGGGCTCTCCACGGATGCGTTCAGCGTGGAGAGCGGCACGGCAGGAGCGTTCACGGCGTGCGTGAGCTATCTTGGCTACCCGTGCTTTTTCAAAGAAGACAAAATATTCAAGATGTACGGCACGGTTCCGACAAACTTCCAACTCATGTCAAGCGCGGTGCTCGGTGTGATGAAGGGCAGCCACAAGAGCCTTGCTGTGGCGGGTGAAACGCTCTATTACCTCTCGATGGTCGGTATCATGGCGTACAGCGGCGGCATGCCGCGTTGCATTTCCCGCACGCTGGGCGACGATGTGCGCCTCTCTGACGCGGTGGGAGGGAGCGACGGCCTCAACTACTACGTGAGTCTGAAAGAGGATGGCAAGGCGGCGTTGTACTGCTACAGCAGCGAGAACGGCGTGTGGCATAAGGAAGATGCGCTTGCCGTGGTGCAAATGGCCTATTCGGGCGGTATCATGGCCTTAGTAGACGGCGGGTGCGTGCTGCTTGGAAATCCGGCAGATATCCCGACCGGCGCAACACGCGAGGGGGCTGTTATTAGCGAGGCGGAGTTTGCCGACTATGACGGCGGCTCATTCGACGCGAAGCACGTGCAGCGCGTACGGGCGCGGCTGGAATGCGAAAAGGGCACAACGGTCGTGTTCCTTGTCAAGTTTGACGGCGGCGCGTGGGAAGAGGTCGACCGCTGCGGGGCACAGGAGAAGGACGTTTTCACGCTCAACTGCCCGATCCGCCGCTGCGACCACTTTAGATTAAAAATCAAAGCCACAGGAGAATACCGGCTCTATGCGCTCGAGTACGAATACGTGACGGGCGGCAGAAAGTGAGGGGACAATGGCAGATAATTTCAAACACAAGAATACAGACCTGACGCTCATCAACGATTCGGGCGACCTTGATCTCATCCGGCAGTATACAGAGGCCTACAACAAGGCCTATGCCGAGGGAGACAAGGCGGGCCAGCAGGCGGCGCACGACGCAGCGGAGAAAATCCGCGCGAAGTACGACTATTCCGGCGGCGTGGACGGCAGCGAGTACATCAAACTCGGCACGGGCGCGAGCCCTGCAAAGGCTGACACGAGCTGGCTCGATAAGCTGGGCGACAGCAACTACAACTACGATCAGAGCGGGCAGATCAGCGCAAAGCTCGACGCACTGCTGAACCGCACGCCGTTTTCCTATGATGCAGCGAGCGACCCGCTCTATCAGCAGTATCGCAAGCAGTACACGCGCGAGGCAGACCGCAGCGCTGAGGATGTGCTCGGCAAGGCGGCAGTGATGACGGGCGGGATGCCGTCCACGGCGGCGGTGGCAGCGAGCCAACAGGCGAGCGACTACCAGATGAGCCAGATGACGGACAAGATCCCCGAGCTACAGCAGCTTGCCTATAGCATGTATCAGGATAAATTGAGCGGCGACCGCGCCGACTTGAATACGCTGATTGGGATTGAGGACAACAACTACAACCGCTGGCTGGCTGACCGCAATTACCTCTATCAGCTCGCGCGCGATCAGGTGGGCGACCAGCAGACGGCGGATGCACTGGCGTATCAGAAGCAGCAGGACAAGCTCAACTATGACTACCAGAAGGAACGCGACGCCATCGAGGACGCACGCTATAATGCGGAATGGCAGTATAAATTGCAACAGGCCGCGCAGCAGGCCGCGAGAAGAAATACCCGCGTCATCACCACGCCTACGGGCGGCGGCGAGGCGGATTATGATGGCTTGTTCGCAGCGGCGCAGGCAAGCGGCTATCCCAAGAGCTTTATCTCCAACAACTATAAGAAGTACGGCTTTTCCTCTTCAAGCAGTTTGTATGACGATTATGAGAGCTGGCTCGAGGGGCAGGGCGGCGGCAGCGGAAGCGGCAGCAGCGGCAAGACACTGCCGCAGGGTCAGTTTATTGCTCTACTGAGCGGATTCAACACGTCGCTGAAAAACGGTGAAGGCGAGCGTATCCTTTCGACGCTCGACAAGGCATGGCCGCTGATGACGAGTGATCAGAAGGCAGAAATGCAGAAGCTGATGACGCAGTACGGCTATTCCTACGAGGAGGGCTAAATGGGACGATTAGTAAAAGCGAATCCGGAAGTGGAAGCGAGCAAGGGCCAGACGACGGTTGTTGGAACCGGCACGCACGGCAGGCTTGTGAGAACGGGGGATGTGAAGCGCACATCCCCTACGGGCAATGTGGTGCAGAAGAAGCCGACAGTGCAACCGAGCAAGGCGGCAACGATTCCCGCAAAGTCGAGCAGCCCCATGTTCCGCACGCGGCAGAATGTCGTGACGCCAAAAAATCAAAGCGCGCTTGCGCAGAATCTTGCGCAGGGGGCCTTACAGAAGAAGGACGCGAAGAACTACCAGAGCAAAGAAGCGTTCGAACAGCACGTGCAGGAGGTAAAAGCCCCCACGGTCGCGCAGCGCGTCGGCAACACCGTCAAGGGCGCGGCGAAAACCTATGGCGCGGGGCTCGTCAACCTTACCGGTATGGCGCAGACCGGCAGCGGATTGCAGCGACGCGAGGAAGCAAACACCGAAATTGCCCTGTGGGATCAGGATATCAAGGCACAGCGGGACGTGCTTGCAGACCCCAGCAGCACCGAAAGCGAGCGCGACACTGCTCGAAATGTCATTGCGGCACTGGAAGCGCGGAAAGCCGCATACCTAAAAGCTTACGGCGAGGGCGGCGAGGTGGAGCGCACGGCGGGCAACATCTACAAGGCCGCCGACCGACTCGCCGACAGCGGCGCAAAGGACATCAGCAAGGCAAAGCGCGATCTTGGCGGCGCGGGGCGGCTTGCAGTCGACGTTGGCGTGGCGGGCGCGCAGATGGGCATGGACGCGGCTCTCGGGCTTCTGACGGGTGGCAGTGCACTCCCTGCGATGTTTGTCCGCAGTACGGGCGGAAGCGCGCAGGAAGCACGCAGACAGGGCGCAACGCACGAGCAGCAGGTCAACTATGGCTTTGCAAGCGGCGCACTTAGCGTGGCAACCGAGAAGATCGGCAACGCGGCAGCGCCGTTCAAGAAAATGTTCGGCAAGGGCTTCTTAGATGGCGTCATCGAGCGCACGATGTCGGGGCTCAATAACAGCGCGGCGGGCAAGATCGCGCTGTCGTTCCTTGAAGAGGGCGGCGAGGAGGCCATCGAAGACCTCATTCAGCCTGCCTTGCAGATGATCTATAACGGCAAGACGCTCGGCGGGAGCTATAGCGAGCTGGAAGCATCGGAAATTCTGAACGACTTCCTCGTCGGCGGCATCCTCGGTGGGCTCGGCGGTGGCGTGGAGGCCATCGGCAACCGAGGTGGGCGCTATTATGACAGTCGTACCGAGCTGCCGAAGACGCAGACAGAGACGCGCAGCGACGCGGAGATCGTGAACGGTATTGCTGACCGGCTCTTTGCGCGCTACGACAGCATGATCGGTGAGAGTGGGCGTAAGGCGATCCGTGGCTCGTATCAGGAGGGCAAGGACACGGCGGAGCACGTGAAAGACTTTATTCCTGCCTACAATGCGGGCGTGGAGGGAAAGGCGAACCCGAACCCGACGAATGAGACGGCCTATGCAGGCTATGTCGCGGGGCAGAACGACGCGAAGAAAGAGGCAGGAACGGGCGAGCATATTGACAGCCGTACGAAGGAAAATGTATCGAGCAGAAATGTAAACGCTTTCCAGTTTGACCACCCCGAGCTGCACGGTTATTACAGTACGGCGGCAGAGCAGATCGCCGGTATCGCTGATATAAGCCTTTCGCGCGGACAGCAGAAGGGCGCGCGGCAGCGGACGGCAAACGGATACCAGAGAAACAATCAGATATTCGAGACCCCCGCCATGCGCAAGGCGATGAACGAGGGCCTGACGCGCACGCAAATCATTGATGCAGCGCAGCGCATCATCAACGATAATGGACAGGAGAATGTCAAAGCGGCGAAAACGCTCGAGATCGTTCTTGACGACATGCTGACGAATGGGTACACTGCTGTTGATGGAACGGCGGTTGCCCCCAATCCGGATTATATTGCAGCAAAGCAGCAGATCGCAGGCGCAGAGGTGCAGGCGACCGGCTTTGACAAGTATGTAACTGACAACCGCCTTGCCCTCGAGACAGGAGATGTGACAATGGATGAGCTGCGCACAGAATATGCGCAGCAGGAAGGAGCCGAACATGGAGAAGCAGTACATTTACGCAACGGCAGCGAACGGGATAACGGTGCGGATCCCCGCGGAGAAGTACGAGGCGTGGAAGAAGGCGCAGGACGAAATCCGGGCCGGAAGGAAGGGCGACACTTCGCAGACAGCGAAGCAGCTTCGCTCGATTATGGAGAAAAAGTAAGCACTGCGAGCTTTGGCATCGGCAGAGGCGCATTCAATGACAGCGTCTATCTTGTGAAGAACGAGACGGCGGAAATGCGCAAGGCGAAGGACCTCGCCAAAGAGCGCGGCCTGCGCGTGACGTTTTTTGCCGGAAATAATCTGACGTTCCGTGACAAGAGCGGGAAAACGTTCCAGGTGCGCGGCTACGTTTCAGGTGACCGCGTATTTATCCGTGCGGATCATCCGGAGTTTACGTCGTACCAGATCATGCGGCATGAGGCCGGACATGATATGATCGCAAAGGGCGAAGTCGATTTGAACGAGGTACGCACGCGCATCGATAAGACCTTTACCGGCGGTGAGGTCGACTCCCTCTGCACGGCGTATGCAGACGCTTATGCCGGCACCGAAATGACGGCGCAGGAAATTTGGGAAGAGGTGGTTTGCGACAGCCTCGGCGATATGAACATTTTCGCCGACAGTGAGATCAGCGATGCGGCAGCGTTTCTTCTTGCGCATATCAAGGTGGAGAGCGAAACCGTTGCGCAGGAAAGCACGCGTGCGCCGCCAAGCAAAATAAATGGCAGGGCGAGCATTGAAGAGGCTGCCGATGGCAAAAAATATGTCCGCGCCGACAGACAGGTCATTTTTGGAAATGACCCGCAGAGTTGGAGCGAACAGCTGGAAGACTATATTAACGGGAAAATCCGCCGTGGACAAGACGTTAAGCTTATCGGCGCGGATGGCGACGAATTGGTTCTGACTGCGACCTCGGCAGGGAAACTGAGCGACAACCACACCAGCGATGGGCGTACTATGAGCGAGGCGGCATTTGAGCGAAAAGTAAATGCAGCATCGCATATTGACGAGTTGGCGCAGGTTTCTGTCAAGGGGGACAGGAACGTTGTAGATCATAACAGTCGACATGGAGACATGGCAAGTAGCGGTTGGAATTATCGCACGGCGTTTTTCAAAGACTTTGACGGGAAATATTATAAGGTTACGATATCGACGGCGCAGAGCGCAGACGGTAAGATGATCTATAATATTGGGCAGATGCAAGAAAGAAGCATCCCCCAAATTAATGGCTCTTCCGCTGCGGACAGCGGCGCTCTGCGAGGGAATGCTTCTGTAGATAGTCTATCTCGTGGCGTACAAAATGTCAAGCTGAAGTTCAGCATGGAAACGCCGGTCGAAGAGACTGACAAACTGATCGCCGTCCACAACAAGGATGAGGCCAGCATCATGTCCGCGCTGAAGCTGGGCGGCCTGCCCATGCCCTCTATCGCCATTGTAAAAGCCAGGGACGGGCACACCAAGTACGGCCCCATCTCCCTTGTGTTCAGCAAGGACACCATCGACCCGCAGCTATTCCGCGCCAACAAGGTGTACGGTGGCGATGCCTGGACGCCGACAGCTCCGCGAGTAGATTACCCCGTGAACAGCAAAAAGGCATCCCAGGTGGAGCACGAGCTGCACCGGCTGGCCGGGGATGTCTCCGTGGCCGGGGGCATCTTCGGGAACAGCGCCGCCCTGCGCTCTATGGGCATCGACAACACCAGCACCAGGAGCACGGCAGAGCTGGCGGAGAAGCTGGCCTCCACGGACACGGTGCGGGCGGCCTATCTGGCAGACCAGGGCAAGAGTCTGGAGCCGGTGAAGATGGACAAGGTGTGGGACAAGTTCGGTAACGACACCCTGCAAAAGGTGGTTGACCGCCTGGGCGTGAACACGCTGGCTGAAATCGAGGCCAACCTGGAGACCGGTGAGAGCGTGAAGGACGCCCTGGGCGAGAATGCCGAGGTCATCCGCGACATTCTCCGGGACTACTACCGGGAACAGGGCGAACCCATGCTCCGCAGAATGGCCGTCAAGAGGCATTGGACCGACGCGGAGATCAACGAAAGACGGCAGAACCGCATCGACAATTCCATGGACGGCGTTTCCATCTTCACCCTGGAGGACATCGTTCACCACGCATGGGATATGTACCAGGACGGCGGCGCGACCAAGGGCGAAATTGACCGGATGGCTACCTCTGACGCGCTGCGCAGCTCCGTGGATGACCACGCCGTTGAGGAGTGGATTGCCGGGAAGCTGGACGGCCTGCTGGGCGAGGCGGGCATCTACAATGGCAAGGACCCCTACACCCCCTCCGGCAATCTCCGCAGCTTCTCGCAGCTCCACTATGCCTACACCCTGGAGAACATCGTCAAGGCGATGAAGGAGGGCCAGGAGGAGCGCGGCGGCAACACCTGGGGCGCAAGCGCCAAGACCCTGCAATCCGTGGCGACGCCGGAATACCGCAGCATCCAGGAGATCAAGGCGGACAGTGGGCGGCTGGGCATGGACGAGGGGACCGAGTATGAAGCAAAGCTCCAGGCCATTGATGACCAGATCGGCAGCATCATCACGAAGATCAAGCAGGGAAACAAGGCTCATTCCGACAATTCCTTCGTCGAGAGCGACATCATCGGCAGCATCCTGATGGAAACGTCCAAGGGCAAGAGGACGGTGGACGCTATCATGCGGGCCTTCTCCAAGGAGGGGTACAAAATCAGCAGCCAGACGGCCCAGGACATCCAGGCCGTCTACCAGGAGGCGGCGGAAATGCCCACCGGCTACTTTGAGGCCAAGCCCCAGCGCGCCGTTGGGTTTGACGAAGTTTTGGCAGCGGTGATCCCGGACAACAGCAGCGACCGTCTGAAAGCCGCATTGCAGGATGCCGGGGTCAACACGGTGGAGTATATCGCCGGAGATGAGGCGGACCGTTTGGAAAAAGTCAACAGCGTGGATGACGCAGCATTCTCCCGCGAGATCCCTGAGGCAAACTACGAAACGTTGAAAGAGAAGTACGGATATATCCCGGCGGGCGAGCGTGCATACCGCGAAGTGCAGGTACCGAAGAAGACGGCGGATGACAAATACGTCAGCCGCACGATCCGCACGGTGCTGGAAGCAAAGGCCACGCCGGACGCAATAATGCCGACGTTGGAACGAATGGTGGCAAAAGGAGAGTTCTCCTACGACCGCTATACGGACAAGCAGGCCATTAGTGACGCAGAAAGCCGCATAAAAACCGAGGGGTGGCAAAAGACCTTGAACAAGTGGAAAAGTTCCACCAAAGAGGGAATCAGCAAGGAGAACACGGCTATTGGCTGGGCACTCTACAACAATGCAGCGAACAGCGGTGATGTGGAGACAGCTATCGACGTGCTCGACACCATCGTAAAGCGCCAGAGAAATGCGGCACAGGCGTTGCAGGCAACGCGGCTGCTCAAGCAGCAGGACCCCGGTACGCAGCTTTATGCGGCGCAGCGCAGCGTGGAGAACTTGACAGAAGATCTCAAAAAGCAGTACGGGGAAAAGGCTCCTGATCTTAAAATCGACCGCGACCTCGCTGAGGAGTTCCTGAACGCAAAGGACGACGATGCGCGCACCGAGGCGATGAAGGAAATCTATCGCGATATCGGCAGACAGATGCCGAGCCGCTTCATTGACAAATGGAACGCTTGGCGCTACCTTTCGATGCTTGGCAATCCACGCACGCATGTGCGCAACATCGTTGGCAACGTAGGATTTGTTCCTGCTGTCACGGTAAAGAACGTCATCGGCGCAGGCATTGAGAGCGCTGCGAACGCGGTGAGCGGCGGCAAGGTCGGACGCACGAAGGCAATCCTGACGACGAAGGACGCAGGGCTTATCAAGGCGTCATGGAGTGACTATGCCAACATTCGCGAGCAAGCTCTCGGTAGCGGCAAGTACAATGATAATGTCAATGTGCGACAGGAAATCGAGGAAGGGCGCACGATCTTCAAACCGAAACTGCTGGAAGCGATGCGCAAATTCAACAGCACGGCGCTGGATGCGGAAGACGCATGGTTCTCTAAGCCGCATTACGCGGCGGCGCTGGCGCAATTCTGCAAAGCAAATGGCATTACCGCGGAGCAGGTCGCTGGCGGGAAAGGCATTGGAGCGGCACGCGAATACGCGATCAGAGAGGCGCAGAAAGCGACCTATCGAGACACCAATGCGTTTTCACAGATGATCTCCGATCTCGGCAGATACCGCGGGGATAACAAGATGAAACGCCTCGGAAGCACCCTCACCGAAGGAATCCTGCCGTTCCGCAAGACACCAGCCAACATTCTGGTGCGCGGCGTGGAATACAGCCCTATTGGGTTCCTCAAAAGCATAAGCTATGACCTTGTGCAGGTGCAGAAGGGTAATATGCAGGCGACCGAAATGATCGACCGGGCCGCCGCCGGGCTGACCGGCACGGGGCTGATGATGCTCGGCCTTTATATGGCGAAAGAGGGCATTCTTCGCGGCAACGGCGGTGATGACGAGAAGAAGAAAAAGTTCGACGAGCTGCAAGGGCATCAGGAATATGCGCTGGAGATGCCAAATGGCACGAGTATTACGCTGGATTGGCTTGCGCCGGAAGCGCTTCCGTTCTTCGTCGGGGCAAACCTTTACGAGCAGATGCAGGCGAACAACGGATATCTCACTATGAGTGATATGCTTCAGGCCGCAAGCAATGTGACAGATCCGTTGCTTTCCATGAGCTGTCTGCAAAGCCTGAACGACGTTTTTGACGCGGTAGGATATGCGTCCTCCGGGGACACAAACGCACTAACCAGTGCGGTAGCAAGCGCGGCGACGAGCTATCTGACGCAGGGTATCCCGACGATCCTCGGGCAGGCGGAGCGCACGGGCGAAAGCGAGCGCATGACGACCTATACGGATAAGAACAAATTCCTGACGCCGGATATGCAATATGCGCTCGGCAAGGCGAGCGCGCGTATTCCGGGCGTTGACTACGGACAGATTCCCTTTATCGACGCATGGGGGCGCACGGAAAACTCCGGAGGCGTGGTCGCGCGGGCATTTAACAATTTTGCGAATCCCGCGTATACCTCGAAGGTAAGCGACAGCAAAATGGAAGATGAATTGAGCCGCCTGTACGAGGCGACCGGTGAGACCAAAGTCCTGCCGCAGCGCGCACCGAAATCTTTTACCGTGAATAAGGAAAACAAACAGTTGACCGGCGAGGAATACGTTAAGTACGCCACGAAGCGCGGGCAGACTTCCTATAAGATCGTCAGCGAGCTCACGGGACTTGCGAGCTATAAGTCCATGAGCGACGGCGATAAGGCAGATGCCGTTGCGAAAGCCTACGAATATGCCAACATCGTTGGGAAAATGAGCGTGAGCAATTACCAAACGGACGGATGGGCGGCAAAGGCCATAGATACCGTCAAAAAAATGGGCATTTCAGAAGCCCAGTATATTGCGCTTTATCTGGCGAAAGGCGGTATCGAAAGCCTGAAGGACAAAAACGGTGACACCATCAGCAACAGTGAAGGCTTGCAGATCATGGAGCTTGTTTATCAGCAGAAGGGGCTTTCCGATAAACAGCGTGCAGCCCTCTTTGAGGACTTCGGCGTCGGAAAGAGCATTCGCCATTGGAACCGCGCGAGGGTGGACGAGCAGCTTGCAATCATGAGGAGGAAAGCGACGTAAAGAAAAAGAACCTGTCGGATCACCGGCAGGTTCTTTTGCCCCGTGGTGAATTTGCGGAGGCGGCATGATAGGCTCAATGGAGAACACCATAAAAATAAGGGGGCGTGAAAAATGGATAATGCAAAGCACTACGATGACGCAGAGATCGCGCTGATTGAAAGCAGGTGCAAGAGCAATACGCATCGAATCAATGAGTTGCAGGAGCACCAGACGGCGCTTGACAGGCTGGCAACGTCGGTCGAAGTGCTGGCGACCAAGCAGGAGACCGTTGAGGGCGACGTCAAGGAGATCAAAGAGGACGTGAAAGCCATCACGGGCAAGGCGGGGAAACGTTGGGACAGTCTGGTCGACAAGGCCCTCGCGGTGCTGGTGGGTGCGTTTATCGCGTGGCTGCTGTCGGGTGTAGCCTTATGAAGAAGCTGAGAAAGCGGGACAAGTACGTCATAGCGGCAGTGCTCAATCTCTGCTGGTACTGCATTGCGGTGCTCGTATTGACCGCGCATGACAAGGTAGTGCCGGATAGCCTGACCGTCGCGTGGTTCGCCGCGTGGACGGCAGAACTCGGCCTGCTGGCTGGAATCAAAATCAAGGGAAAGGACGAATAACATGAACGAATTACTGAACAAGAGAATCGCAAACCTTCTTAGCGTGAAGAGCCTTGTGACGATTGCGCTGACGGCGACCTTCTGCGTGCTGACAGTACAGTCGAAGGTGACGCAGGAATTCAACACCGTGTACCTCATGGTCATCGCGTTCTACTTCGGCACACAGAATGCGGCGGGCAGTGCGAAGGGAGAGTGAGCGGTGTGAATATCCGCAAATATCCGGCCAACGCCGGGAACGTCGGCGGCAAGCGCACGGCGAGCGGTATCCGCTACATCGTCATCCACTACACCGGCAACGACGGCGACACGGCGATGAACAACGCCAAATACTACGCTTCGAACGTCGTGAAGACCAGCGCGCACTACTTCATCGACGAGAAGGAGATCGTACAAAGCGTGGATGACCTGCGCGTTGCGTGGGCGGTCGGCGGGAAGAAGTACCCGTCTTGCCCGCAGACGGGCGGCGGGACGCTGCACGGCCGCTGCCTGAACGCAAACAGCATCAGCATTGAGCTGTGCGATGAGAAGAAGAACGGCGTATACGCGCCGGGCGCGAAGACCGTCGCGCAGGCACTTGAGCTGACGAAAGCTCTGATGAAAAAGTACAACATCCCCGCGAGCAACGTCATCCGCCACTTTGACGTGACGGGTAAGCTGTGTCCCGCGTACTGGTCCGGCAGGGAGAACGCGGGCAAGTGGGAAAAGGAGTTCAAGAGCAGGCTTGTGGAGCCGGACTACCGCGAAGTGCTCAAGAAGCGCGCGGGGCTGCTCGATCCGACGCTCGACTACCTCGCGGCGTACAAGTACGGCAGTGACCTGATCCGCAAGCTCGCGACAATGAAATAATTGTGTCCGAATCGGGCACGGAAAGGAAAACGGGCGGGAGGCCTGCAATGTCTCCCCTCGCGTGAGCGCTCTGCAAGCCCCGGTGCACAGCATGGACAAGCAGCACCGAGCGATCCGCGCACAGTTATCCTCTATGGCCCCCAAGCGAGCCGTGGCGTATATCTTATCGTTTGAGCTGCCGCCCGATGAGGCGTACTGCCTTATTGAATGCGATGTGCGCGGGAAGAGCCGCGTCGAAGTCGCGGAGACGCTGCACGTCTCACCGGAGTACGTGAAGACGCGGCGGCGCCGGGCGTACAGCAAAATCGCGGACGGCATCAAAAACGCATAAAGAAGAGACCCTACAAAGACCTTTTTCAGGCTCTTTGCGGGGCCTCTTTTTCGTTATCATTAAGGCAACAAAAGGAGGTGCGCGCATGGGATATTTCGGCAACCCTTATCAGATGGGGTATAACCCCTATTCAGGATATGCCCCTGCAAGCCCACAGAATGGCGCAGGAGCGATGCAAGGCTTTGCGGGTCAAATTACCCGCGTGAACGGAGAAAACGGCGTGGACGCGCTCAGGATGGCACCACGCAGTGAACTGATCGCGATGGATATCTCGCGGTCGGATGTGCTGATCGGCTGGTACGTCAAAACGGACGACGCGGGGTACAAGTCAAAAACGCCATATCTGATGACACCTTACGAGCCAAAGCCCACGCAGAGCACAGCAAGCCTCACGAGTATCGAAGAACGCCTGACCAGATTGGAGGGAATCGTCAATGAACAATCCGTTGCTGGAAAGCCTGATGGGAAGCCAAAGGGCGGCAAGACCGAATAATCCCCTTGCGATGATCGGCGAATTCCGCAAATTCGCTGCAGGCATGACGCCTCAGAAAGCGCAGCAGGAGATTGAACGCCTTTTACAGTCTGGGCAGATGTCTCAAGCGCAGTTTCAGCAGCTTCAAGAACAGGCGAAGGAGTTTATGCAATTTCTGAAATAAGCCGGTGCGCAACGGTTTATTTATAAAATTCTTTCAGGAAGGAGTTTTGACACATGGATAGTGGTATGTCTCTCAGCGATATCGCCGCGGTCACCCGCGGTGCGAACGATGAGAACGGCTGGGGTTCCGGTTGGTTCCTCATTGTCGTGCTCTTCCTCTTCATGTTCGGCTTTGGCGGCAACGGATGGAACCGCCAGGGCGAGTTTGGACAGTACGCCACGGCTGCGTCGCAGCAGGAGATCCTTTTCGGCCAGCAGTTTGGCCAGCTGAACGACCGCCTGACTAACATCGGCAACGGCATCTGCAATCTCGGCTACGAGATGCAGGGCGGCATCGGTCAGCTGGGCAAGGAGGTCGCGCTCGCGCAGAACGGCACGAACATGGCCATCATGCAGACCGGCAACGACATCCAGCGCCAGATGGCAGACTGCTGCTGCACCACGCAGCGCGGTCTTGACGCCATCAACGCCAACATCGACGCTAAATTCGCAGCGCTCGAAAAGAGCCAGCTCGAAGGCCGCATCGCACAGCTTGAGCAGGCCAACAACCAGCTCTATCTGCGCGAGCAGATGTGCGGTGTCGTGCGCTATCCCAGCGGCTACACCTACAGCGCGGGCAACTCCCCGTTCTGTGGCTGCGGCTGCGGAAACGGCAACATTTGACGCCCTATTCGGCGAGGCAAGCGGGGCGGCAACAGCTGCTCCGCTTTTTAATTTTTTAGGAGGGTAAAAATATGAGTAAGTCTGCAATTTACACGACCAACGTCAGCAATCCCACCGTTGCGGTCGGCGGCATCGTGCCGGTCGGCTCGACGACGCGCCGCTATGGCTGCAACATCCGTCAGGACGGCAACGCGATTACACTGTGCGGGCAGGGCTATTACCTTGTCAATGTCAGCGCGACAGTTGCACCCACGGCTGCCGGTACGGTCAGCCTGACCGCACAGAAGGACGGCGTCGCCATCATCGGCGCTACGGCAGCTCAGACGGTCGCAGCAAACGGCGTGGCAAACCTCACTATTACGGCTATTATTCGTAACGCCTGCGGCTGTGACGGCTCTCTTCTGTCGCTGGTACTCGACGGCGTGGCATCGGTCGTCAACAACCTTGCGGTCACGGTCGAAAAACTATGAACGACGATTCGGATGCTCTGCTGCTCGGGATAATTTTGCTGCTATTTGCTGCAGAAAGCGAGGAAGAAAATGAAGCTCATTGAAAAACTGTCGGCGATGGTCGACGAGGAAATTGAGGACGCGATGAAGTACGCGAAATGCGCCCTCGAGTACAAGGATGAATGTCCTGCTCTTGCGAAGACGTTTTACGAGCTTTCCGGCGAAGAGATGCATCACATGACGATGCTCCACGCCGAGGTTGCTGGCGTCATCCAGAAGTACCGGCAGGAGCACGGCGAGCCGCCCGAGGGCATGAAGTGTCTCTATGACTATCTGCACAGGAAGCAGATCGAGAGAGCTGCCGAGGTTCGGACGATGCAAGGGATGTTTCGAGAGGGATGAGCGAGCCCAAAAAATGATGCACTATTAGCCAAAAAGGCCTCTGCCCGCAATGGGTAGAGGCCTTTTATGCGAGGGTAACTGCGGGGGTAACAGGATAGAAATATTGGGCATAATCGAGAATTTGCCAGAATAGTCTAAATATGAAAAAACCTCGGAACCGCAACGGTTTCGAGGTTTTTCTTGGTCCGAGTGGCGAGACTTGAACTCACGGCCTCTTGACCCCCAGTCACCGAAAAACGACGGAATATCAACGGGAAATCGTTCGATGGGGGTAACAAGGGGGTAACAGAAAAATTATATCGCATCGGTGATTTTTCGAAGGTCGGACAGGTTGACATCCTGATAATACCGCAGCATTTCGGGGCTTGCGTGACCGATCAGCTCGAGCTTGTCCTTGTCCGACGCCTGAATGTTTTTCATCAGCGTTGCGAACGTATGACGGCATGTATGGGGGGAATACTTGTGCCGCTTGTTTTCGATTGGATTGTCAATGCCGATTGCCTTTAATGTGGGATAGAAGACCTCGTCGCGGAAATAGTCATACCTGAACGCTTTTCCTTCTTCGTTGCAGAACAGCGCGCCGGATATCTTATCTTTCGACAACCGGTCTATGATGGGCTGAATCTTTGGCGAGATCGTGACGGTTCTATTCTTGCCCGCTTCGGTCTTGATACCAGCACGAAGCACCTTTTCTTTCTTATCGTAGTTATCAATCGACAGGCCAAGGAACTCTGTAGGGCGGAAGCCGAGGTAGCACATGCAGTAGATATAGTCGGCGTATGGAATCACGCCGCACGCCTCTTTTATCTTCTCGATCTGGTCGGCATCAAAGCTCGCGCGCGGCGCGGCGTTTTCGCCGGTGACGGTGAGATACGGGGCCATACTCATAGGGGCGTATCCGCGCGGAACGGCATACTTGTAGATCAGGCTGCACACGGTGCGCATATTCTTTTTCGTCTGTTTGGCGCGCGGGCAGTCATCAATGCATTCTTGGATGTCATCAATCTCGACCGCGGCCAGCTTCATAAATTCGATCGGTGCAAAATACTTTTCGGCAGCGGCGTAGCAATTCAGCGTGGACTTGTCGGCGCGATGCGTTGGGAACCAAAGCTCATATGCCTTGCGCCAAGTGATATCCTTTTCACGGGGCTTTTGCGTCCGCAGCATAGGGATATATTCTAAGGCTTCTCGTTTTGTGCGGAAGCCGCATTTTTTCGCTTTCACGCGGGTCAGCTTGCCGTCTTCTTCACGGTAGCCTTTGGTGATTTCGGCTACCCATGAAGAGCCGCGCTTATAGACCGTCCCCGTCCCGTTGCCGCGCTTTGTGGCTTTTCGGTCGACAGATGCTTGCTTTTTGCCGCACATAGGACAAAACAGCGCGCCATCCGGCAGCGCTGCTTTACATTTGATGCAATTCGCCATGTCAGCCCCTCCAAAATCCGTAATCGGCGCAATGCAGATCGATATACAAGCACCATACAGCCAGCAACACCACCATAATAAACAGAATTAAAATCACGCCGTTGCGGATACGCACGCCGCGCCGCATGATCTCGATGGTATCAGCCTTTGCGTCAACGTGGCGTTCCAGCTCATCGTTGCGCGCCTGCAAAGTTTCCTCGGTCGGCGTCAAGTGTTCGGAAATTCCGAATATTTCATCAAGGGATATGCCGAGCACCTTGCAGATCGGCGCGACGGTATAGATGGACGGGGCTTTCGACAGCTTGGAAAAGAAGTTCTGGACGGTGGACAGCGGCACACCGGAAGCGTCGGAAATGTCCTGATAGGTCAGCTTCAGTTCTTCTTTACGGATTCTGCACAGCTCTTGAATGTTCATTTACATCACCTTAACTTTTCCGGTTTCTGCCCGTTTGGTGTGCCAAAAGTGGGTCTGTCGAACGCGGTCGAATGCCGTCATGTTGCAAAGTCTTGGTATTGAAGTGGTAAGGTAAAGCGCGATAAGGTCAAAGCAAGCAGCGGCGACCGCTCCCCGCTGCTGCTGAAAAGCCCTCGCCGGTGTTGCAGAGGCGGCGAGGGCTTTGCTTAAATATCCGGGAAATAATCTTTCGACACTTCATCGGTGCTCATATTCCCGTTGGATACTTTATAGAGAGTTAGCGTCCACCCGTAAACCATTTCGTCATCTGCGGTGAATTCAAACGTTTCGTTGCATTTGAAATACTCGGTGCTTTCTCCAAACTTATACTCTTTTCCGTACCAGTCCGGACCATACGCATAATAGATCGCGTATGTGCCGAGCGGCACATCTACTTCGGCACTTCTTGCCGACACGAGGAAAGACATTGCCCCGTTGGATATTGCCTCTCCGTCGATTGGTTTTAACACGATATAGAAATTGGAATCTCCAGCGGTTTGCACTGTCAAAGGTGCGACCTGATCGCCGGACGGGTATGTGACAATCTGCCCATTGCGAAAGCTCACAGGTTGCAGTGGGACGAGCCTGCCGCCTCCACTACTAACCGTTTCAGTTGGAGGCTTTACTGGCGGAGAATCATTCATGTCGGACTCGTTCAATGGCCCGGAACTTTCAATTGAAACCCAGATGATACCGCAGATGACGGCTGCGAAAAGCAGCGGCTTTAATGCTACCAACAGGATATCAACTTCCGGAGAGCGCGGCTTTCTGCTGATCCGCTTTCGCCTGTTTCTCTTGGATTCGTTTTCTAAAACCATCTGCCGATAGACGCGGTATTGCTTGACGGTCATTCCCATCATGAACGCGTCGTATTCTTCTTGCGTCATTTGCGTTAGGTCGGGAGATTCGTCAAATTCATCAACTGTTGGTTCAACGGGATGATCATGGATATCGCGTGAGGCGGATTCCGGCTCAACCTGCGTCGAGGTTTCTGATACCGCCTCATCAGGGGCAGGCTGCTTTGACTTAGAGGACACTGCCTTAATGACTTTCTTTACTTTGCGGTGCTGGTAGTGCGCTTGTTTTTCAAAATAATTCGGGTCGGTATACAATCCCACGCGCAAGACCTCCTAATACTGTTTTCTATGTTGAAGCCATGAGCTTATGAGAGATAATAGGCGAAATAACTTGAACGGAGGATACATAGATGAAAGACATCGACAGCGAAATCTTACAGGCGTTCCGCGATCTCAGTGACGAGCAGAAACGGATCATTCTTGATTCTTTAGCGCCTGCAACTGTGCCAGCAGCATCTTCTTTTGATCGTCCGTAAGCGTGCGGACATATTCCATTAACTGAGATTCCATCGGGGAAAGGCCGACGTCCTTCGGGGCGGCGGTCTCTTTTTCTGCACCGAGCACACGGTCGACGGTCACGCCGAAGTAGTCCGCGATCTTTTGGGCGGTGTCGGTTTGGATATTCTTCTTCGTTCCATTTTTTAGACCTGTCAAAATGCTCTTGCTCATGCCTAATTCGACACACATTCTGCCAGGTTTTACTCCGCGCTCATCGCACAATGATTTGATGTTGTTGTAAATAGTACACATATAAAAATACCCATTTTGTACAGGCTGACAAAAGGTGCATTTCCGTGAACAAATTCATTGACAAGTTCACGCTGATGTACTATTATAAATACCGTAAGGTTCACGGCAATGCACTTATTCTGTTTGGTGATACTCACATTATAAGTACTTTCCCGCGAACTGTCAAGAGCCTTTTGTGATAGGGTGAGGCAAACGCGCGGTTGAGAATGCGGCGGGTCGCCTTCCCGCCGTATCTCGTCACACTTTGTTTCCGCCGCGTTGCGGGTGCAGGCGAGCACCCCTCGGCGCGGTTGAACGGCTTCGTATGAGAAACGGGTGCGCTGACCGCACCGCTGTCCGTTCAGTTACCGGGAACACAGGAAATTAGGCATGAAGCCTGCGATAGCCGATGTGGCCTGCATGGGCATCACCCCTTTCCGCACGTGCAACTTTATTCTATCACAAAAGGTTCTCTAATTCAAACTATTTGAATGGAGGGAATGACTTGTTTTACGAACTGCTGAAAGAAGTGTGCAAGAAGAAGCACACGACGCCGAGCGCCGTATGCGTGGCGCTCGGAATGAGCAAAAGCAATGTGACGGCGTGGAAGGAAGGGCGAATCCCGAGCCTTTACACGGTGATGCGCATTGCGAAGCACCTGAATGTGCCGGTGACGCGGCTGATCCCGAAGGAGTAAGGAGGAAGCAATGACGAATTGGATTATTTTCCTTTGCGTGGGGGGCATTATCACGGTACTGTCTCTGAGGAAATGCTCGATTGATAGCTCTTGGGTTCCTTTTGCTTCCGGAATGGTCGGCATCATTATTGTGATGCTATCGATTTTAGTGATTCTTTTTGGAGTACTTCAAGTACCTCAGTCTATTAACAACTTTACCAAGCAGAAAGCCTACATTGAAACGCACGAAGCGAAAAATTCCGTGGAAGATGCGGCACTAACGTCAAAGAAAATCGAGCTAAACGAATGGCTTTATGACGCACAGTGCAGCAAATCCAGATTTGGCAGTTGGAGCTTTTACCCTGAAAGAATTTTCGAATTGGAACCGATCGAATAAGAAGGAGGAACGCACATGACGGTGGAAGAAATGCTTGCATCGGACAAGCCGGTGCTGACACCGGCGGATATCGCGCCGGTACTCGGGCGGAAGCCCTATTCGATCAGCATTGCGGCGAAAGACCACCCCGAACAGCTCGGATTTCCGGTCAGCCGCATCGGAACGATCACGGTCATCCCGCGGCTTTCGTTCCTGAAATTTCTTGGATATGAGGTGGAGGCATGAACACACTGTTTTTCGGCGGCATTGCCGCTGCGGTGATCGCACTCAACGGCTGCGACTTCACGACGGGGCTCGCCGTCATCGGCACGTGCGCGGTGTGCAAGGTGCTGTATGACCTGCTGCCGTATATCGACAGGGGGTGCAGACGATGAAACGGCACGACAAGCGCACGAGAGAACAGCGCAAGGCGGACGAGGCGATGCTTTTTGCCGGTATCTGCCTGCTGCTGGCGGCGGTGCTCATTGCGGTCTCAGCGATGATGTGATGTACCGCTGCGAATGGTGCGGGCTGACCTTTGACGAGCCCGACGTCTTGCGCAGGCGCGAGAACCTTGACGGTGAGCGCGGCTATGCCCTTGTGACGGAAAAGTTCTGCCCGGACTGCGGCGCAGAGGAAATGTATTTTGAAGAATTGGAGGAGACCGAAGATGGATAACACCCTGATGAAAGTGACTCAACTCCCCGTGATCGAGGAGCATTTGAGGAGCCGGAAGGAGCAGACGGAGCAGCGCGTCGCAGAGGCAATGAGCCTTGTCTGCACCGACGAGACCTTAACCAGCGTGAAGAACATTCGCGCCGAAATGAACCGCGAGTTTGCCGATGCCGAGACCCAGCGCAAGGCCATTAAAGCCGCAATCATGGAGAAGTACGACAGCTTCGAATCCGTCTACCGTGAGTGCATCGCCGACCCGTACAAGCGCGCCGACGCAGACCTGAAAGCCAAGATCGACGCGACGGAAAGCGAGATCAAGAGCCGCTGCAAGGAAATGCTGCTGTGCTATTTTCGGGAGCTGTGCGCGGTCAACGAGATCGACTTCCTTTCGTTCGGGCAGACCGGCGTTAAGGTCGATATGGCGAGCGCCAGAGCCAAGACGCCGAAGAAGCTCATGGAGCAGATCAAGCTAAAGGTGGACGGCGTGGCGCAGGACATGAAAACCATCGGCACGATGAGCGAGAACGCGCCGGAGATCATGGTGGAGTACAAAAATAACCTCGACCTCTCGCTTGCGATCTCCGTTGTCAACGAGCGTCACCGCCGCGCCGAGGAGGAGCGCGAGGCCGTGAAACGCCACACGGTTACTCCAGCAGCGCGCGCTGCTGGAGTAACCGTCGCAGCGGCCCCGCAGGTCGTCCCGAAGCGCGTGGAGCAGGTGGCGGTCGAACGCCTCACGGTGTCGTTCCGCGTGACCGATACGCGCGAGCGCCTGCGCCTTTTGAAGCAATTCCTTGTCAGCAATGGCTATCAGTACGAATGATTATTTTAAGGAGGATATTACCATGAACGAAATGCAGACCTACAACAGCACCGAAGTTGTGAGCGCCAAGAGCGTGAACGCCGAAATGATGATCTCCCGTCAGGCGCAGGAGGTACAGGCGGCAATGGTCGTCGCCAAGCGTTTTCCCCGTGACGAGATCGAAGCGAACAACCGCATTCTCAACGCCTGCAAGCGCAAGAGCCTTGCCGAGCGCGCGATCTATGAATACCCGCGCGGCGGCGAGAACGTGACCGGCCCCTCGATCCGTCTCGCCGAGGTCATGGCGCAGAACTGGGGCAACCTCGACTTCGGCATTACCGAGCTGGAGCAGAAGAACGGCGAGAGTACCGTCATGGCCTACTGCTGGGATTTGGAGACCAACACCCGCCAGACGAAGATCTTCACCGTGCCGCATATCCGCTACACCAAGAAAGGCAGCGTTGCCCTCACCGACCCGCGCGACATCTATGAAATGGTCGCCAATCAGGGCGCGCGCCGTATGCGCGCGTGCATTCTTGGCATTATCCCCGGCGACGTGGTAGACACCGCTCTTGCGGCGTGTACCAAGACGATGATGGGAAAGAGCGATGAACCCATGATCGACCGCGTACGCAAGATGGGACAGGCGTTCAAGGATGACTTCGGCGTACCGATGGAGTGCCTTGAAAAGTACATCGGCTGCAAGGCCGAAGCGTTCACGGCGCAGAGCATCGTGCGCCTGCGTAATGTGTATACCTCACTGAAAGAGGGACGCGCGAGCCGCGAGCAGTATTTTGATCTCCCGACCGTCGAAGTGGACGAGACCACAGGCGAGGTCAAGGACGAGCTGCCCGCTCCCGCTGACGCCCTCGGTACGCCGGACGACGGAAAGACCGGCACCACCAAGCAGGTGAGCATGAATGATCTGTAAGGTCAAGGTCATTTCGACCGGCTCCAAGGGGAACGCCGTACTGCTGAATGATGAAATACTCATTGACTGCGGCGTTCCATTTCGGGAACTCGAACCATACTGCAAGGGATTGAGGCTCGTCCTGCTGACGCATGTTCACGGCGACCACTTCAACCCCGAGACCATCAAGCGCCTGCACTTCCTGCGCCCTGCGCTGCGCTGGTGCGTCCCTCCGTGGCTCATGGGACCGATGGGACGCATCGGCGTGGACCGCCGCGTGACCGACGAGGGCATGGCAGGCCATGTGCTGTTCTACTCCTGTTCCCTTCTCTACCCCGTCTGTGTGTCCTACAATTCCATTCCTCACGATGTTCCGAATTGTGCGTGGCATATCGAATTTGCAAACGGCGAGCGCGTGTTCTATGCGACGGACTGCGCCTCGCTGGACGGCATTGTGGCGCAGGACTACGACCTTTATCTGATCGAAGCCAATTACGGCGAAGAGGAGATACAGGAGCGCATGAAGCGCAAGCTGGAGGCGGGAGAATTCAGCTATGAGAGCCGCGCGATGGAGAGCCATCTATCCCGCGAGCAGGCGCGCGCATGGCTCGCCCAAAACGCCGCCATCGGCAAGAGCCATGTGCTCTATCTGCACCAACACCAAAGCGAGGAGGAATTGAAATGAGCATGAATCGAATCTGCCTGATGGGACGCATCGGGCGTGACTTGGAGCTGAAAAAGACGAACAGCGGCGTATCCGTTGTGTCGTTCCCTCTTGCCGTTGATCGCAACGGCAAAGAGGGCGGCACGGACTGGATCGACGTTGTCGCATGGCGCGGCACGGCAGAAGTGCTCTGCAACTACGCCGATAAGGGTCGCATGATCGGCGTCGAGGGGCGCTTGCAGATGCGCGACTGGACGGACAAGAACGGCAACAAGCGCAGGAGCTACGAGGTGCAGGCCGACAGCGTGTATTTTGCGGACAACAGGCGTTTGGAGGGGAATGATACCACCGCGCCGCAATACGCCGCAGAGAGCGCCGCAGGCGGCTTTGCAGAGGTCAGCGAGGACGACGGCGAGCTGCCGTTTTAAGGCGGTGGCGGTATGGGAGCTGCATCTACAAGGTGCTATGTAAAGGCATATTACGACTGGATCGAGCAAACAGCAGCACTGGAAGATGACGAAAAAGGCCGTCTGTTTGTTGCGATTTTAGAATATGCCAGGTCGGGTGAAATTCCAGACAACCTCGGGAGAGAATCCCTTTTATTTCCGGTATTTAAGTCGGTCGTTGACCGTGACGCTCAAAAATCTGATGCGCTGGCTCAGAATGGAGCGGCTGGCGGCAGAGCACCAAAAGCAAATGCAAGCAAATGTAAGCAAACGCAAGCAAATGCAAGCAAATGTAAGCCTACTAATAACATAAGACATAAGACAGAAGACGAAGAACATAAGACAGAAAACGATATACCCTCTAAATCCCCCTCTACGAGGGACGCATTCGAGCGTTTTTGGTCAGTTTACCCGCGAAAAATCGGGAAACAGTCTGCTAAGAGAGCTTTCGAGCGGGTCAAAGTCCCACTCGAAACACTTGTGACCGCAGTGGAGCGGCAGAAGTGCAGCGACCAATGGACGCAGAACAACGGGCAGTTTATTCCACACCCCGCTACATGGCTGAATCAAGGCCGGTGGGACGATGAGCTACCCGAGAGCGGCAGAGGGTATCACTACGACTACGGCAACACGGAGGGAAGCCTATGAACGTTGACGCATTGATCGACAGCATCGCGAAAAAGGCCGAGCCTGTTCGTGATCTGGTCGATTACGAGAAAGACGGGCTGCTGTACTGCGGCCATTGCAACACGCCGAAGCAGTGCCGCATCCCCATCGGCGGGAATGTCCGCCTTGTCGGGTGCCAGTGTGCTTGCGCGGCGCGAGAGTACGAGGCCGAGAAAAAAGCTCGCGCTGACCGTGAGAAGCGACTACGCATCGAAACGCTGCGTGCTGACGGAATCCGCGACAAGAGCCTGACGGCGTGCCGGTTCGACAAGGCGACGATGAGTGACGAGATCGTCAAATGCAAACGCTATGCCGACGCATGGGACGATATGCGGCGCGAGAACAATGGGCTTCTGCTGTGGGGCAACACCGGCAACGGGAAGACCTTCGCGGCGGCGTGTATCGCCAACGAGCTGATTGACCGCGGGATCCCGGCGATGATTACGAGCTTCCCGCGAATCCTCAACGCGGGATACGACAAGAAAGAAATCGTCGAGCAGGTGCACTATTACCCGCTGATGGTGATCGATGATCTCGGCGCAGAGCGCAGCAGTGAGTACGCAATGGAGACGGTTTACACGGTCATTGACGAGCGATACAAGGCCAAGAAGCCGCTGATCGTCACCACAAACCTGACGCTTGACGAGCTGTGCAGGCCGAAAGACATGGCCTATCAGCGCATCTATGACCGCATCCTCGAGATGTGCACGCCACTGGTATTCAAGGGCGATAGCATGAGACGCGACAAGGCAAATCAGCGCATGAGGCACGTCAAATCGGTGTTGGCAGGCGGTGCGCCGTGAGCGGGTATCGCGGGGGCATTTTCAAGTGCCCGTTTTACTCGCGGGACTACCGCGACTATCTCAACTGCGAGGGCGCACAAGTCAAGCTACCAAAAGAAGAGCTGGACGAATATACGCGGCGCTACTGCGCCAACGAAGAATGGCGGCGCTGCCCGATCGCTCGGGCGCTGACGCTGCACTACGAAAGGACGGAGAACCGATGAGCGAAAGAAACAGAGACAAGGTAAAACGGCTTGAGCACGAGCTCGGAAGATATCAGAAAAAAGTCGGCGAGCTGATGAAAGCAAATGCGAAGCTGCGCGAGGATATGAAGGGACTGAACCAGCTGCGCATGGCGTTCGATGCTTGGATTATCCAGATCGCGCTTTCCTACGGCGAGGCAGTGAAGGACCCCGACACGGGAGAAGATATCCCACGCATGAAGGCGCTCCACCTCGAAAGGCCGAAGGTGAACCCGCTGCTTGGGCAATACGAGATTCACCAGCGCGTCGATGAGAAGAACGTGATGCATATTGCGGTCGGCCTGCGGGATGATCCGTGCGATCACAATGGCGCAAAGGAGGCAGAGGAATGAGACTGGCTATCATGGACACCAACGCGTTCAACACGATTATCGCCGCCGTAAAGGGCGCGGTATCAGCGAGCATCAGTAGGCCGATGTACAAGAATATCCGGCTGGAATTTCGCAAGAAGAACAAGGCAGTTACGGCTATCGCCACAGACGGCGTCCGGCTTTTCGTGGAGCACGCGACCTGCTGCGAGGTCGAAGAGGATTTCGATTGCTACATCAAGCCGAGTATCCGCCTGCCACGCGGCAACTCCATGCGCTTGGAGCTGAAAGAACGGGACAAGACGGAAAGCGTGGTTGAGATCGAATGTCTCGGCTGCATCTTCGGTTTTGTTCAGCCGGTTGGAGCGTTTCTGGATTGGGAAAAAGTCCTGCCCAATGAACCGACATTCCGTATCGGCGTGAATGCCGAGTATCTTCTCTCGACGTTGCAGGCGGCAAAGGCCAGCGTCGGCGGTGCCTTCAAGCAGCCTGCTATTCTGGAATTCCGTGGGCCACTTGGGCCCATTACGATCAAGACCAACCACGAGGACGTCAAAATGGTCCTGCCAGTGCGAATCAGGGAGGCCGACGATGGCGCTGACATCAGCTGACCTCGCGAGGCTGGGGCCGCAGGCGCAGAAGCAGGTGCTTGACAAACTGGTGGGCGAACAGAAGTCGAAGAAAAGCAAGTACGGCAACCGCAAGGTTGTGCGCGACGGCATCAAGTTTGATTCCGAGCGCGAGGCGGCGCGGTTCGGCGAGCTGAAAGTGCTGCGCGCGATGGGCAAGATTCGCGATTTACGGTTGCAAGCGAATTTTACGCTCGTTGAGGGATACACGACCATCGAGGGCGAGAGAATCAAGCCGATGGTCTACCGCGCGGATTTTGTTTACGAGCGAGCAACTGGGCCGGACTGCAACGGCACGGTGCATTGGCTGCGCGAGGTCGAGGACGCAAAGGGCGTGAAAACGAAAGACTATCTGCTGAAAAAGAAACTGATGCAGGACAAGTACGGCATCACGATCCGCGAGGTGTGAGATGAGCTTTGAGCACTGCCACAGCTGCCTGCCACCCGTGCGCTATCCCGGCTGCCAGGACCATTGCCCGCATTATGCGGAGGATATTGCGAAGGTCCGGGCGGCGAAGGCCGAAGAGAAGCGGCAGACGCAGGCAAAAGACGATTATTTGGGAGCGCGCCAGTTCAAAACGCGGCGTGGCCAAAAGCTGAGAAAATAAAGGGAGCGAAAAGATGAATGCAAAAGACACTGCGGAGCGGATCCGCAACCTTAGAAAAGCAAGGGGCATGAGCCAATCACAGTTTGCCGCCATGTGTGGCCTTGTGCAGGGGCAGCTTGCGAATTATGAGTATGGGCGCATTATGCCGACCATCCCGTTGTGCGAGCGCATCTGTGAGGCCGTGGGCATCCGTGTGACGGACTTCCTGAGCGAGGATAAAGCGCCGAAGGGGCCTATCCCGACCGAGCAGCGCATCGGCGAGCGCGTCAAGGCGTGGCGGCAGATGCGCGGGCTGAATCAGGAGGCCCTCGCAGAAAGGGCTGGAATAGCGGACAGCACGATCTCCTGCATTGAGCGAGGCGGACGATACGGCGCGGTATCGACGTATCTTTACATCGCCGAAGCACTGAACGTCCCGATTGAAACGCTGTTAGGGGGCGAGTGATATGAGCCGATTTGTTATGAGCAAAACGCCGTGGGAGCGCTGCCCATATCCGGGGCTGAAAGCGTTTTTGGAATCGACGAATTACAACCAGACGACGCTCGCCGCCGCAACGGGCATCAGCGCGTCGGTCATCAGTCAATATGTCAAGGGCGATATCGAGCCGACCATCCAAAAGCTGCTGGCGCTGGAAGACTTGACGGGCCTGACGTTCCGGGAGATGTTCGGGGAATGCGAGGGGAGAAGATGAAGCACCTCGGCGATATTACGAAAATCAACGGCGCGGAGATCGAGACCGTGGACGTTATCACGGGAGGCTCACCGTGTCAGGATTTGAGCATTGCAGGAAAACGCGCCGGGTTAGCCGGCGCAAGAAGCGGATTGTTCATGGAACAGATCCGCATCGTGAAGGAGATGAGAGCACATGACAAAGCGAACGGACGAACAGGTGACATGGTCCGACCTCGGTTTATGGTCTGGGAAAACGTGCCCGGAGCATTCAGCAGCAACAAAGGACAAGACTTCGCGGCAGTCCTCGAAGAGATCATCCGCATCGCAGAGCCGGAAGCCCCCGATATTGAAGTGCCTGAAAAAGGCTGGAACACCTGGGGTGGCTACCACGATGAAGTGGGAGGACGATGGAGCGTGGCTTGGCGAGTGCATGACGCGCAACACTGGGGAGTCCCCCAACGTCGCCGTCGTATCTCGGTTGTCGCAGATTTTGGAGGAGACACCGCAGGAGAAATACTCTTTGAGCGCAAAAGCGTGTCAAGGCATTTTGCGGAGAGCGGAACGGCGCGGGAAAGACTTGCCGGAAACACTAAAAGCGGTGCTTCTTATGCAGTCCGAATCAGGGGGGGGCTGTGACGGAGGAGGAAAAGGCGCTTTAGTTCAGGAGGACAAGAGCGGAACGCTCGGCACCAGCAACGACCAGACGATTTTCCAAAACTGTCTGACGCAGTGGGACTGCCAAAGCAAACGGATTTTTGGCACAGAGGGAGCATCCCCGACGCTACAAGGTGGCGTTGGCGGCGGAGTAAATAACCCGGCGATTTTCTGCATGGGAACACAGCAAGGCGGGGCCGAGGTGCGAAGCGACGACAGAGCACCTACGCTGACCGCTGCGGCCGGCATGAGCGGGAACAATCAGCCGAATAACCGCAGCACCGTCGGACCGGACAAGCCGTGTTCTGCGCTGCACACCTTCGGCGAGGTTCCGGCGGTTTGCTATCAAATGCAGGGCTTCGGGGACTACCGCGAGGGAGACGTTGCGAGCAACTGCAAGCAGCGAGATTACAAGGATAGCACCGATTTAGTGGTCAGCAGTGTTGATTGCCGCAATTTCACCGAGGGGGGCGAGATCAACGGGACGCTGCAAGCAAAAGAAAGCGTAGGGCAAAGTCTGAATTTGCAAAACACCGTCCGAACCGGAATGATTGTGCGCCGCCTCACGCCGATGGAATGCGAGCGGCTGCAAGGATTCCCAGACCACTGGACGGACATCGGCGAGTGGCGCGACAGTAAGGGCAAACTGCGCAAGCCGAGCGACAGTCCGCGCTATAAGGCGCTGGGGAATTCCATCGCCTTGCCATTTTGGGACTTCCTGGCAAAGCGTATCAGTGCGCAATATTTGCGTCCTGTTACGATGGGGAGCCTGTTCGACGGCATCGGCGGGTTCCCACTGGTATTTGAGCGGCACAACGGCAAGGGCACGGCACGCTGGGCAAGCGAGATTGAAGAGTTCCCCATTGCCGTAACAAAATTGAGATTTGGGGAGGACGCATAATGGGAAAAATCCTTGACGTGACCACGGAAGAGCAAACGAAGCTTTGGGCAGAGGCTCACGAGGGAGCAGTACATAGCTGCGAGACGTGTCGGAGCTACGCTGCACTGAGAGAGCCGTTCGTTCGCAGCGACGAGGCCGTCATCTATGGCTATTGCTTCCGTTATGGAGACAAAGACTACAACTGGGGCATGGGCAAAGGCTACCCGGTATTCACGCCGCCTGATTCCGACGTGCCATGTGACGGCTGGAAGAAACGGAAAAAGGAGGCCTGACTATGTACATCGGAGAACCATTTAGCTGGAAGCCTGCAGCCTTTGAGGGCGCGAGCGGCATCTGCGGATTTGAAAAATTGAGAACCGTACACGGTCGTATCGTCTACATCAACGAGCACCACCGTTACTTTACGGCGGAGGCGGAGGTAAACGGAATCAGGCTCAGATAGAGCTTTAAATTTTAAAAAAATCAGGAGGAATTTTTATCATGAACAACAATCAGGACTATATCGTTCGCTGCGACCGCGCAGGCGTGTTTTTCGGCAAGATCAAGGAGCGAAACGGCTCCGAGGTTACCATGACCGATGTTCGTAAGCTGTGGAGTTGGGACGGCGCGTGTGCCGTGGAGCAGTTGGCGCAGGACGGTACAAAAGCACCGGGCAACTGCCGTTTTACCGTGACGATTCCGGAAATGACCGTGCTTGGTGCGATCCAGATCATCCCGTGCACAGACACGGCATCTGCGTCTCTTCGAGGCGTAAAGGAGTGGAAGAGATGACGCTTGACGAGAAGATTAAAGCCTTTTTGCCTGTGAGCTCCGGCGACGGCTACGGCTCCGGCGACGGCTACGGCGACGGCTACGGCTCCGGCTACGGCTCCGGCGACGGCTACGGCTACGGCTACGGCGACGGCTACGGCTACGGCTCCGGCGACGGCTACGGCGACGGCTACGGCTCCGGCTACGGCTACGGCTCCGGCGACGGCTACGGCGACGGCTACGGCTACGGCTACGGCGACGGCTACGGCTCCGGCTCCGGCTACGGCTCCGGCTCCGGCTCCGGCTACGGCTACGGCTCCGGCGACGGCTCCGGCTACGGCTCCGGAATTAAGAGTTTCAACCGGAAAACGGTTTATCGAATTGACGGTGTCAATACGCTGATTCGTTCCGTGCGCGGCAACACTGCGCACGGGGCAATCTTGAACGGTGATTTGACGCTTACACCGTGCTACATCGTCAAGCAGGACAACATTTTCGCGCATGGCGAAACGCTGCGCGAAGCAATGGAGGCGTTGCGAGACAAGCTTTTCGAGGATATGCCGGAAGACGAGCGTATAGATGCGTTCCTGCGAGAGACAGACCGTGAAAAAACGTATCCGACGCAGTATTTTTACGACTGGCATCATCGCTTGACCGGATCGTGTGACATGGGGCGAAAGCAGTTTGCCCGAGACTACGGCGTCGACCTCGAGCACGGCATGATGACGCTGACGGAATTTTTGGAGCTGACAAAAGACGCTTACGGTGGCGACGTGATCCGAAAAGTGATTAGTAAGATGCAGGAGGTGGAGTGATGGAGAGATTGACAAAATATCTCGCAAGCGGCGCAGCGGATTACAATTATCCGGCAGGTTGTTACAGTGGCAATGATTGCAATGACCGTGTGGCAAAAAGCGCGTACAGACAGACGTGTGTGGAGCGTCTTGCAGCCTACGAGGAAACGGGGCTGACGCCGGAAGAGTCTAAACGAATGTCTAATATCCTGATGGATGTTGGAATTGATTATAATTGCAGTTGGGAGTATGTGAAAAACTGGCTGCTGGATGACCGTCTGCGTGAGCTGGACGAGGCCGACAAGGATGGACGCGTGGTGGTGCTGCCGTGCAAGGTGGGTTAGCGGGTGTTCGCCGAACAGGAGGGCTGACAATGGCTGAAAAAGAAATGCAGAGTGCAGATGTTTGCACCCACAAGAACAAAAGAAGAGGCGGGGCGAAAGCCCTGCTTCTCTTTTTGCCGTGAGGGAGAACCCCTTTCTTTTCTTTTATATTTCTTTTCTTTCGGGAGAGGGTGCTATATGCAGGATGTATCTATGTTGTGTGTATGTAACTATACAAGGGAGAGCACAGGAAGAGGGAGAGAAAGTTTCCACGCCCGTGGTGAGAAATAAAAGATGGCGTGTTACCGTCGGAAATAGGAAGCTCGGTTCCCCGAGCGGGGGATAAGAATGCTGTGCGATAAGGCCGAGGACGGGGGGCTTGCAGCATAAAAAAGAAAGGCGGTGGCGGCATGGCAAAAGCAGGGTGTCATCCCAAATATGCGACGGTCGAAGAAATGCAGGCCGTCATTGACCAATACTTCGAGGATTGCAAGGGCGAGCCGATCATAGGGGACGATGGGATGCCGATCCTCGACAAATTAGGGCAGCCGTTTATCATTCATCAGCGCCCGCCGACGGTGACAGGGCTCGCGCTTGCGCTGGGGTTTACGAGCAGGCAAGCGCTGCTGAACTATCAGGCAAAGAAAGGATTCGTTGACACGGTTACGCGCGCGAAGGCCCGCATCGAGGCTTATGCCGAGGAACGGCTCTTCGACCGAGCCGGTCAGCGTGGCGCGGAATTCAGCCTGAAATACAACTTCCGCTGGGCAAATGACGAGAAGAAGGACGACGGTGGAGAAAGCGTGTGCGGCGTGGCAGAGCTGCCCGCTGTAATGCCTGTTCCTCAGTACGCGGGAGGTGATGCGAATGGCGAAGCGTAGCGTGGTATGGAAGCCGCAGCCCAAACAGGCACTCTTTATGAGCCGCTGGGAGGACGAGGCTCTATACGGCGGCGCAGCCGGTTAGGCGGGGGAAAATCCGATGCGTTGGTCATCGAAGCATTGCGGCAGGTGAATATCCCGTATTACAAGGCGATCATCCTGCGAAAGACCTTCCCGCAGCTTGCCGAGCTCATTGACAAGACGCTGAACTACTACCCGCGTATCTATCCGGGCGCGCGCTATAACGGCAGCAGCCACACATGGACATTCCCAAGTGGTGCGAAAATCATCTTCGGTTCGATGCAGTACGCAAAGGACAAGATCAAGTATCAGGGGCAGGCGTATGACTTTATCGCATTCGACGAGCTGACCCACTTTACATGGGAAGAATACAGCTACCTCTTTTCCCGCAACCGACCGAACGGGCCGGGGACGCGGGTGTATATCCGCAGCACGGCGAACCCCGGCGGTGTGGGGCACGGATGGGTCAAGGAACGTTTCATCACGGCAGCGCCGCCGATGAGGACCATCCGCGAGGATGCCGTCGTGCGCTTTCCAGATGGGCACGAAGAACATCGGCAGAAGAGCCGCATCTTTGTGCCGAGCACGGTATTCGACAATAAGATACTGCTCAAGAACGACGACAGCTATTTGACGCGCCTTGCGTCGATGCCGGAGGCGGAGAAGAAAGCACTGCTCTACGGCGATTGGGATACGTTCTCCGGGCAGGTGTTTACCGAGTGGCGCAATGACAGCGAACACTACCGCGACCGCATCCATACGCACGTCATCGCGCCGTTTCAGGTGCCGAAGGAGTGGCCGATCTGGTGCGCAATGGACTGGGGCTATTCAAGGCCGTTTGCCATCGGCTGGTTCGCGGTCGACCATGATAGGCGGCTCTACCACATCCGGGAATATTACGGATGCACGGGCGCACCGAACGATGGTGTGAAGATGGAGCCGACGGCAGTGGCCCGCGAGATGAAGCGCATTGAGGCAGAAGACCCGAATCTTAAGGGGCGGCACATCTTCCGTGTGGGCGACCCCGCCATTTGGGGCACGCAGGGCACGGAGAGCATCGGTTCGCTCTTTGAACGCGAGCGCGTCTACTTCGAGAAGGGAGACAACGCCCGTATCGACGGCAAGATGCAGCTGCACAACCGATTTGCGTTTGATGAGAACGGCGTGCCGATGCTGTATATCTTCGATACGTGCAAGAATTTCATCCGCACGGTGCCAAACCTCGTCTACGACGAAAAGGATGTCGAGGACGTGAACACCGAGCAGGAGGATCATATCTACGACATGACACGCTATGTGTGCATGGAGAATCCCATTGCGGCGCGGGTAAATAAGCCGCCGAAGCTGGTCTTGTACGACCCGCTGGACATCAATACGCCGAGCTACGACAGATATGCGTGGTTCCAACACAACTGACAGGAGGGGAAGACATGGCAGGTACGAGAAAATTCCCGCAGACGCAGCAGCAGGCCGACGCGGCTGGCGCTGCTGCGATGTTGGATGCAAAGGCAGAAGCGCCGCTTGTAGGCGCATTCCGCGACAGCGACGCGGCGATGAGCAGCGGCGCAGCCATCGGCAGCAAGGAAATCGGTGACGCCGTAGAAACGCTGCAAAAGTACAAGCAGGGCAAGAGCAACTTCGAGAATCGCATCATCAGCGAGGAGCGCTGGTGGAAGCTGCGGCATTGGGAGGAGATCCGACGCGGGACGAAAGACGCGGGGGAATCGCCCGAGCCTGCGAGTGCATGGTTGTTTAACTCAATCATGAATAAGCACGCCGACGCGATGGACAATTACCCCGAGCCCGTATGCCTGCCTCGCGAGCAGAGCGACGAGGAAAGCGCGCAGACGCTCTCGTCCGTGCTGCCGGTCATCATGGAATACAACGAATTTGACAGCACATACAGCTTCGAGTGGTGGGAAAAGCTCAAACACGGTGTGGCGCTCTATGGGGTGTTTTGGGACAAGGAGAAAGACAACGGGCTCGGCGACATCGCTATCGAGGGCATTGACCCGCTGAATATCTTCTGGGAGCCGGGTATTGAGGACATCCAGAAGAGCCGCAACGTGTTTACGGTGGCGCTCGTCGACCGCGACATCATCGAGGACGAATACCCGCAGTTTGCGGATAAGCTCAGCGGCAGCAGCATTGAAACGGCAAAATACGAGTACGACGACACAGTGGACACGAGCAACAAGGTCGCCGTGATCGACTGGTATTACCGCAAGAAGGCCACAGACGGGAGGACGGTACTGCACTACGCGAAGTTTATCGACGAGGAGCATATCATCTACGCCAGCGAAAATGACCCAGAATATGCGGAGGGCGGCTTCTACGAAGACGGCGAATATCCGTTCGTGTTTGACGTGCTGTTCCCAGAAAAGGGCACACCTGCGGGATTCGGATATACGGCCATTGCAAAGGACCCGCAGCTCTACATCGACAAGCTGTGGGGCAACATCCTCGAAACTTCAATGATGGGCAGCAAGCGCCGGTACTTTGCGAGTGAAAGCCTGAACATCAACGAAGAAGAGTTCCTTGACTGGCGCAAGCCGATCATCCACGTGTCCGGCCAGATCGACGAGAGCAGGCTCCGCGAAGTAACGACGCGCCCGCTCGATTCCATCTACGCGAATATCGTGCAGATGAAGATCGACGAGATGAAGGAAACGAGCGCAAACCGCGACGTTTCCAACGGCGGCACGTCCTCCGGCGCGACAGCTGCTGCGGCGATCAGCGCATTGCAGGAAGCGGGCAACAAGGCGAGCCGCGATATGATTTCGGCGTGCTACCGCGCGCAGGCGAAGATCGTGAAGCTGTGCATTGAGCGCATGCGGCAGTTCTACGACGCAGCGCGTACTTTCCGCATCACGAATGAAATGCCCTACGAGTATGCGCAGATCGGCGTGAACGAGCTCGGCGATCAGGTGACTGGTGTGGATAGCCTCGGCAATGACCTGTTCCGCAGGCCGGTCTTTGACATCAAGATCAAGGCGCAGAAGAAGAATCCCTTCTCCCGTGCGGAACAGAACGAGCGGGCAAAAGAGCTGTATTCGCTGGGATTCTTCTCCCCAGACAGGGCACAGGAAAGCATGATTGCGCTCGACATGATGGACTTCGAAGGAATCGACAAGATCAAGAGCCAGGTCAACGAGGGCGCGACGCTCTACAACGTCGTGCAGCAGCAGAGCGATCAGCTGCAAAAGGCGCTCGCGGTTATCCAGCAGCTTACGGGACAGGACATGGGCATCGGAACGGCGGGCGGCACGCAGAGTGGCGGCTCGACACGTAAGAGCGGCAGCGGTGGAATTGAGAGCAAGAACGCTGACGCACAGAGCGCACAGACGCCGTACATGCAGAAGCTTGCCGAACAGTCTAAGCCGAACATGGACACGGGAAGCAGCGCGGCAATGCCGGGGGTGTAAGTGCATGACGATGGTTCACATCGAGCACGAAATTGGTCGCTACATGATCCTGTGCGAAGGACATTCGGCGGACGAGAAATGCTGCAATTACATCACGGGTGTGATGTATGCCTTCGGCGGCTATGTGAAGAACATGGAAGCTGAGGGAGAGTGCGAGGTCTATGGCTTCGAGATAGACGATGGTGCGCCGCGCTTCCTCATCCACTGCGGCGGCGATGAGCGCATCGAAGCGGCATTCATCGCCGCGTGCATCGGGCTCAAGCAGCTGGAAGACACGAGGCCGGACGCGATCTTCGTGCACGTCAAAGAAAATTAAAAAAATTTTTCTCACCCGTGGTGAGTTGGAGGAAGCCGCATGTTACGCTTTAGGCGTGCGAGTGGCTTCCTCCTATTCATACGCCCGCGAGGGAGGGTCGGCGTTTTTCTTTATCTTTTCGCCGCTCTCCCCTCCCATGCGGATAATAGGAAGCGCTGCACGGCCTACACGGAGGGCCAAATATCCGCGATTTGACAAGCAGGAGGGATACCATGAACCTCAAAACCACGCTTCGCGTGATCCTGAGCCTCTTTGACGGCGGCGCTGCCGCTGCGGGAGCCGCTGCCGGTGCATCGGGCGGCGCTGAGGGAGGCGCGAGCGCACAGGGCGAGACCACGAAGGCAAGCTCTTCTCCCACCCGGAAGGGCAAAACGGGCGAATACGCCAACGTCGTGTTCGGCAAGCAGGAGACACCTGACGATACGGGGGCCTCTTCTGGCGAGCCGAAGGGCGAGGGCGCGAAGATGCAGCAGCGCGACGCCGGGGCTGCGGGAAAAGGCGGGGAAGACCTGAAAAAGGAGTTCCTTGACCTCGTAAACGGCAAATACAAGGACGTGTACACTGCGGAGACACAGCGCATCATCAATCGCAGATTCGGCGAGGAGAAGGCTAAAGACCAGAAAATCGCCGATTCGCAGCCCATTATCGACACACTGATGCGCCATTATGGCGTGACGGACGGCGATATGAGTAAGCTGCGTGCGGCTTTTGAGGGCGATGCGGCGCTCAACAGCGTGCTCTACAACGCGGAAGCGGAGAGCATGGGCATGAGCGTGGAACAGTACCGCGAGTATGCGCGGATGCAGCAGGAAAACGAAGCGCTCAAACGTCAGGAAGAAGACAGGCAGCGTCAGCAGAAAGCCGACGAGACATATAACGACTGGATTCGTCAGGCGAGCGAGCTGGTCGGCACGGCGGACGCGCCGGGCGAGTACCCTGACTTCGACCTCAAGCGCGAAGTCGCGGAGAATCCGCGTTTCATTGCGATGCTGCGTGCGGGCGTCCCTGTAAAAGACGCTTACGAGGTATCCCATTTAGGCGACATTCAGGCTCGTAGCGCGGCGAAAGCTGCGGCGGAGATGGAAAAGCGCGTGATGGACAACGTCCGCGCGAAAGGAATGCGCCCGAACGAGAACGGAACCACTTCCCAGCCGGGGGTCATTGTCAAGAGTGACCCGAGCAAATTCACGAAGGCCGACCGCGCAGAGATCGCAAGGCGCGTGCGGCGCGGCGAGCGCATCGTATTCTGATGCCCGCCTAATTTACCGACTGTAAGAAGGGAGACAAAACTCTATGAAGAAGTTCAAAGACATTTTCATTCTGCCCGTCATTCTGAGCCTGTTTGAGGGTCAGACGAACGTGACGACCGATGCCGGTCTCTCGGGCGAGATGAAGACCTACTACTGCGACACCCTGATTGACAACGCCGAACCCGAGCTGGTGCATGACCGATTCGCGCAGAAGCGCAACATCCCCAAGGGCAAGGGCAAAGAGATCGAGTTCCGTAAGTATGATCCGCTGCCCAAGGCCTTGACGCCCATCACCGAAGGCGTTACGCCCAAGGGCCGTAAGCTGTCCATGACCACGCTGACCGCGCAGGTCGACCAGTACGGCGATTTCGTCGAGATTTCCGATATTCTCGACCTGACCGCCATCGACAATAACCTGCAGGAAGCGACGGTGCTGCTCGGCTCTCAGGCGGGCCGCACGCTCGACACCATCACCCGCGAGGTCATCAACGGAGGCTCTAACGTCCAGTACGGCGAAGGTCAGGTGACGGGTCGCCATCTGCTTGTTGGCGGCGAGACCACGGGCAACCACTATTTCACGGTGCGTGCCGTCCGCAAGGCGGTTCGCTTCCTGAAAACCATGAACGCCCCGCGCTATGAGGGCTCCTACTGGGCCATCATTCACCCTGACTGTTCCTACGACATTCAGGATGACCCTGATTGGAAGCGCCCGCACGAGTATAAGGACACCAGCAACATCTACGACGATGAGATCGGCAAGATCGCGGGCGTCCGCTTCATCGAGACGACCGAAGCGAAGGTGTTCCACGCCGACGACCTGACCGAGGGCGCACGCGACCTGACCGTCAAGAGCGCATCCGGCAAGGTCCTGACCGTAAACGAGGCAATCACCACTGCTGACGCCGCAAAGCTGGCTGGCCGTGAGGTCGTCATCGGTGGTGCGCTCCTTGAGATTGAGAGCGCCTCGGCTGCGGGTGCTGGCAGCGCGACGATCACGCTGAAAGAAGCACCTGCTACCACCCCGGCGGCGTCGACCGCCATCTATCCGGGCGAAGCCGGTGCGAAGGGCCGCAACGTCTACTCCACCCTCATCATGGGCGCGGAGGCTTACGGCACGACCGAGCTGACCGGCGGTGGTCTTGAGCACATCGTCAAGCCGCTCGGCTCTGCCGGTACGGCTGACCCGCTGAACCAGCGTGCAACCGTCGGCTGGAAAGCAACCAAGGTCGCCGAACGTCTGGTTGAGGCGTATATGATTCGCGTGGAAACGACTTCCACGTTCGATGAGACCCCGCTGACCTAACCACCAAGGGGGCAGCTGTGAACGCCGCCCCCGCCACTGAAACGGAGGAAAGACCGATGAGCGAAGCAAAGAACGCCGTTGCGGCTGTGAACGCCGATCGCGCGGGCGAGGAGTACGTCAGCGTCCGCCTGTTCAAGGACAGCGGCAAGTACAAGGATGACCTGCTGGTGTGCGTGAACGGCGAAAGCTGCCTGATCCAGCGCGGCGTGACCGTGCAGGTCAAAAGAAAGTTCCTGTGGGCCATCCAGAACCAGATGAGACAGGACGCCTCGACCGCGAATCTCATCCAGACGATGAGCAGCGACTACGTTGAGAGTGCGAAAGCCCACAACGCGTAAGCGAATAAGACCGCGAGACACGAAAAATGAGTTGCGACACGGCGCAGCAAGGGACGAAAAAGTCGCTCTTGCTGCGCCGTTTTCCATAAGAGAGGTGACAACATGGTTATTGAAAATGCTTACGCGCTCGAAGAGATCAAGCTCGGGCGCAGGGGTGAGAATCAGGCACGCAAGGTCGTCTTTGACGTGCTGGGAAAGTGGCGCGAGGGCTACGGCGAGGGCGTCGCAAGCCTGATCGTGCAGCGAAACGGCGATGCGCAGCCGTATCCCGTGACGGTGACGGAAGAAGACGGCGCGCTCGTGTGGCTGGTATCGAACGTTGATACGGCGGTTGCCGGTGAGGGCGCGGCAGAGCTGCGCTACACCGTTGGCGATACCATTGTGAAGAGCCAGATATATAAAACACGCGTGCGCGAAACGCTGGAAGACAGCGGAGAGACACCGCCTCCGGCCTATCAAAGCTGGGTCGATGAGGTTTTGCAGGCGGCGGCGGATGCGGAGACGGCGGTTTCCAAGATGCCATACGTCGACGAGACCACGGGCAACTGGTTCAAGTGGGACGCCACGGCGGGCGCTTTTGCCGACACGGGCGTTGCCGCGACCGGTCCGCAGGGTGAAGTCGGCCCCAAGGGAGATACCGGCGCACAGGGACCAAAGGGCGACACAGGCTCGACCGGCCCCAAGGGCGACACGGGCGCAACCGGCGCACAGGGTCCAAAAGGCGAGACCGGCGCAACCGGCGCGACCGGTCCGCAGGGCCCCAAAGGTGAAACCGGCGCGCGCGGCCCGCAGGGAGAGCAGGGCATTCAAGGCGAGATTGGCCCCGCTGGCCCGCAGGGCACAAAGGGCGACAAGGGCGATGCCTTTACCTATTCCGACTTCACGGCGGCACAGCTTGCCGCGCTGAAAGGCGACAAGGGCGATACCGGCCCCCAAGGAGAGAAAGGTGACATCGGCGCGACCGGACCGACCGGCCCCGAAGGTCCGCGCGGCCCGAAGGGCGAACAAGGCCAGCAGGGGCAGACCGGCCCGCAAGGAGAGACGGGGCCAGCAGGCCCCAAAGGGGACACCGGCAAAGGCTTCAAGGTGCTGGGCTATTACGGCACGAAGGCTGCGCTGGACGCCGCGCAGAAAGCGACCGCAGCGGCGGGCGATGCCTACGGCGTGGGCACGGCGGAGCCCTACGACATCTACATTTTCGACGGTATTACCGGCGAGTTCATCAACAACGGCCCCTTGCAGGGCGCGAAAGGTGACACGGGGCCCGAGGGTCCGCAGGGCCCGAAAGGCGATCCCGGCGAGACTGGTCCTCAAGGCCCTGCCGGGGCGGATGGAGCCCCCGGCAAGGACGGCGCAAAGGGCGCGGACGGCCTGCCTGGGAAAGACGGCGCAGACGGTGCGCCGGGTAAGGACGGGACAAACGGACGTGACGGCGTGACGTTCACGCCGAGCATGAGCGACGACGGCGACCTGTCGTGGACGAACGACGGCGGCAAGGCGAATCCGCAGACCGTGAACCTCAAGGGCCCGAAGGGCGACACGGGCGCACGGGGGCCTGCCGGCACTGACGGCGCGAAGGGAGATACCGGACCAGAGGGGCCAAGGGGTCCGCAGGGTGAACAGGGCCCGCAGGGCAAGACTGGTCCGCAAGGTGAAACCGGCCCGCAAGGCCTGACGGGCCCGCAGGGCCCTGCCGGTGCGGACGGCGCGAAAGGTGCGACCTTTACCCCTGCTGTGTCCGCGGCGGGAGACCTGAGTTGGACGAACGACGGCGGGCTTGCGAATCCCGCGACGGTCAACATCAAAGGCCCCAAGGGAGACCAGGGCGAGCGGGGCGAGAAAGGCGATACCGGTGCGACCGGCCCGCAGGGCCCCGCAGGCCCCGTGAACGTGCCCTCCACCACCTCTCTCATCAAGGGCAACGGCTCGGGCGGGCTGGTGGCGGCAACGCGCGGCAGCGACTATATCGCAAGCGGCAACATCACCAAGCAGACGCTGGTTGCATCGGAGACCACGCCCACCGAGAACTACGCTATCAACTGGTACTTTCAATAAGGAGGCGCTGAGATGGCAAGTGCAAAACTCGGCACCAAAGCCGTCGGCAGTATCGTCAAACTGAACGTCATCGGTGCAGCGAAAGAGTTTATCGTCGTCCATCAGGGCAAACCGAGTTCTCTGTACGACGAATCCTGCGACGGCACTTGGTTGCTGATGAAGGACATCTTCGAGGCCACACGATGGCACAGCTCGGATGTGAACAATCTGGAGAACAGCACCATCCACAGCATACTGAACAGCACGCTCTTGAACGCGTTTGAGAGCAACATCAGGGACGCAATCAAGCAGGTGAAGATTCCGTATCGCAAGAACGGCGGTTCCAGTGGCTCGGATCAGAGTGGTGCTAACGGCTTGCTCTGCAAGATTTTCCTGCTGTCCGGCTACGAGATTGGCTTCACGACCAGCGATAACTCCTACTTCCCGGTAGACGGTGCGAAGCTGTCCTACTTCGAGGCCGGAACCGGCACGTCCGCCAACAACAAGCGTATTGCGAAACTGAACGGCTCGGCCGACTACTGGGGGCTCCGTTCACCGTTCACCTACAGCACCAGCTTGGTGTGGCTCGTCAACTACGACGGCGTCGGCGAGACCAGCAAAGCATCCAACTCAACTGGCATCCGCCCCGCGCTCATTCTTCCGCCCGACATGGAAGTCGACAGCTCCGGCAATGTCACGCCACCCCCTCCCGCTACACACAAGACCCTCGTCAATGGCACAGCCTATGAAATTAAGGGTGGGAAGTGCCTCGTCAACGGCACGGTGTACAATATCCTCAAGGGCAGGACGCTCATCGGCGGGACAGGGGATGATATCAACTTTGAGCCGG